AAAGATCAGAGCCTCGAAGTTGCCAAGCGCGCCGAGCCTCTTTTCGGCTGGGAAAACTTTGATAATGACCAGCATTATCGCTGGCGCTCCAAGCGCGGCTGGGAAGTACTGCGATTAGATGGCGAAAAGTGCGAGAACGTCATTGAGGGCCGCGTTATTTTTCCGGGGCTTCAAACTCGTGAAGGGCTGCAAGCGATTGCAGAAAACTCCGGCGGCCGCGATAGCGCGGGCTACTCGACGATGGGCCGCGGGGCTTACCCGAAGCAGGGCGTTGTCGCGGCAGTTATTCCTGTCGGGATGTTCACGAAGTCGCGCGGCGAATTCCTTTGGACTTCCGATCCGATGCCTGTCGCGTCGTGCGACCTCGCGCTCGAAGGCGGTGCAGCCGCTAGCTTTTCGGTAGGCGCCTGGGGGATGGCGAGCGGCATGAAGCTCCCTCCGAACTCAGACAATCCAAACGGCCGCACAGTCATGTTTCGGAATGCGACGGGGCAGGTTACTCCGCGCTACGGACTTCAGCTCAACAGTCAGCTGTCTCTTCCAAAAGGCGACAGCGTAGCGATGGCGCGCAGCAACGTAAATATGTGCAAAAAGGTCGGCGTCAAGCCGCTCTGGTTTTGCTGCGACAGGACCGGCGTGGGCGGGGGAACTGCGGATATCATGCGTCACGAATGGGGTGGAGAAATTCATGACGTGAATTACAGCGAAGGGCCTTCGGAAACGAAGCTCATGCAAGAGGACTCCAAGACTTGCAAAGAGGAATATGATCGGATGCAAGGTGAGTTGATTTACGCTTTGCGGGCTTTTCTGGAATATGGATATCTCTTAATCAACCCAGCGCTAGATGCCGCAGAACTGCAGGAGCAAGTCACTACGCGGCTGGTGAAGCACAGCGGGCAGAAATCAAAAGTAGAGTCCAAGAAAGATTTTATGGATAGGGGCCATAAGTCGCCGGATGAAATGGACTCGCTGACCCTGCTCGTCCACGCCGCCCGAAAAGGCTCCGGCGTTATACTGAGCCGCCTGGGCGAGGCGGTGGATGCGGACGGCGATGGCGATGGCTGGTACGATGCACAATACAAGGGCGGCGCCCGGATCTCCGCCGATAATCGCAACGATTATCTCCCATGAGAAAAATCAATGTTTCCATTGCACCCAAAGCAGGCTATTTTTTCGTCGAGGGTGACGGCACGACAATCCACGGAACCGGCAACTGGCGATCCGTCATCGCCCGGGTTACGTCCTACCGCAAGCGGAATAATCTCCCTCCAGGAGACCCGCGCGCGGAGGTGAACGCTCAAGCTTGTGAAAGAGAACCAAACAACTGTCGAGAGACGGAGGACCCAGTGACGACGGCGGCGCTCAAGGTAGCCTCTCTGAAGGGCCGAGTGCTCGGCTGGCTCGCGGGCATCCGCGCGAACCGAGAAACCGTGCTATGGGGCGACGGGGAGAACGCAGCGGCCCGTACGGCGGTCTGCCTCAGCTGTCCCGCGCACACCGTGATAGCCGGCGGATGCGGGAGCTGCAAAAAGGCACTCTCGGAGGTCCGAAAAGACCTGCTGGGGCCGCGGGGGGCCGATCCGCGTGCCGCCGGGTGCGTCATCTTAGGCGAGGATGTGGCTGTCAACGTCTGGCTCGACCAGCCAACGGTCGATAATCCGGAACTTCCGGGCATATGTTGGCGACGAAAGCACCCCGGGTAAGCTTATGTATTCCCAACTTGATGAAGAGCGTGTCAAAAAGGCATGAAATTCCACATTTCCATGCCTTTTCGGGCGCTCGGAGCGGCTTTCCGCGCGAGTTATATGAAGTTTAGGGGGTTTAGGGCGCTTTGCACTCCCCGGGAAGAGGCTTTTCGGTTCGGAAAGTGCAAAATTTGCCCTTTTTTGTCGGAAGACCGGCAATGTTTGGTATGTTTGTGCTGGGCGCCAGCAAAAATCATGTTGACGGCAGAAAAATGCCCAAAAGGGAAGTGGCCCGCGATTTTTTCGTCAAAAAGGTCAAAAAGGACGCACTATTTAAGGTAGGATATGCCATACAACGACCGTCCCTTAGTGGAAGCGCGAGATCCGTCTGATGTTCCCGATAACGGGGGACTAATTCAGAGTCCCGACATTAGCGAAGCAGGTAAGCCAAGGCAACATGCCATCAGAGACGTGGGAATGGCGAGAGAAGCAGTTAAGACTCTGCAAGCTGCGGGGCGGCGGCGTGCTCTTGTCAACGCTAGAATTGCGGCGAAGCTAAACTCCGAGCGACCGTATGATCAAACTAGCCTGGAGAACGAGGGACTAGGCTGGCGCACTAACGTATCAACACGAGTGCTCTCGACTATCACTGACAAGGTCTGGCCTAGATTTTGTCAGGCCGTACAGGGTCTCAAATTTTTCACCAACTCCTCGCTCTCTAATAAGTTCGCGAACTCAACTGAAAAGACGGAGTTCTTTCGACAAGTCATAACGGATACGATTCGGGAGCATCCGGGATGGGTAGATCTTCTCGAAAATATTACCCTTACGAATTCCGTCTATGGTTCTAATGTCGTAGCGTGGCTGGATGAATTTTCTTTTTGGCCCGTCTCTTTTAATACGGAGGACACCTATGTCACAGACGGCTGTCGCCAGCTGCCTAAATACGCGCAGGTAGTTGCACTCCATGAGCGTTTGATGCCGCACGAACTTTACGAGAGAATTAAGGACAGAAAAGAGGCGGAACAGGCGGGATGGGATATCGAGAAGGCCATTGAGGCAATTAACAAGGCCTCGCCCGCGCAGCTTCGGGACGCACTGATTGTTGGCGGCACTGCGGATACTTGGTATGTGAATGCGGCGCGAGAACTCACAGTTGGCAGCAGCTACATGGCTGGGGCATCTGTAATCTCAGTTTATAATTTATTGGCGCAAGAGGTAGAAGGAAAAGTAAGTCACTATAAGCTGGCCGGGGACGAACTCGAAATGATTTTCGAGAAAGATGACAGGTTCGATTCTCCCAAGGACTGTCTTTCTTTTTATACCTATGAGCGCGGCAACGGCACAATTTTTGGTAGTAAGGGGATCGGGAGAGCCGCGTATGAATTAGCTGGAATGCTAGATCGAAGCAGAAACGAACTTATCGACCGCGCAATCATGAGCGGCAAAATTTTGGTGCAAGGCGACGTGAAGCGGCTTCATACGTTTAAAATGTCGGTAATCGGCTCGACGTGCATCATTCCGAATGGGTGGACGGTGCTGGAACAAAGGATCGACGGAAATCCCGCGCCGTTTTTGCAACTGGATGCGTATTTTTCTGGACTCGTAGACGCCGTCATCGGCAACGTCTCACCGCCGCAACTCGGCGGCCAGGGCGAAGCTTTTCGATCCAGCGCGAGCTGGCAGTTACTCGCGACCCGTGAGGAAGAAGGCAAAGACGCTAAGATTTCTCGGTTCATGCAACAGTTTATCTGCATGATCGAAACCATGCAGCGCCGGATCTGTAGTAAGGACGCCATCGACGATGATGCAAAGGCCGCTTACAAAAAGTTGTTGGAGAAAATGACGGAGGAGGAAATCAAGGAGCTTGCAGAGTCCCCCGTCGCCGGAACGATAGTTGATCTCACCCCCGTCGAGCGGCAGATGGTAGTCGCATTGGCGCAGGAAAAACAGGGGAATCCCGCGTTTAATCAGCGGCAACTCCAGGTGGAGGATGTCACCGCGCGACTCGGCACAGCGTTCGCCGAACGCGTCATCCTTCCTGTTGAGGACCCCACAGAAGAAGCCGAACAAACCCGGCTTCAGCTGTTAGAGATTACGTTGCTGGCCCACGGGCAGCCCGTGCCGGTGAGTCCGCGCGACGGACACGAGATTCATTTGAAGGCGCTGCTCCCGGCGGCAGAGCAGCTTGCGGGGCAAATCCAACAAGGCACCTCTGAGACAGCCGGGCTAGAAGCCATGATCGCCCACATCACAGAGCACGTCAACGCCGCCACCGCCGCGGGCGTGCCGAAGGAAGCCCTCGCGCAAGCGATGGATCTTGTGAAGAACGCCGGCGCAGCAATCGCACAGCTAAAAGATTTAGACCAGCAAGCGCAGACCCTCCAGGACGAAGACGCGACAGAAGAGCAACCCCCAATGCAATAATCCTATGCAGGTAGTAAACGCGAGCGAGATTCTTTTCACCCCCGACGATGTTACAAATTGGGCGATTTTCCTCAACAGCCCGACTGGCCAGCGCCTAATTCCAAAAATCACGGAGCTGGCGCCCCGCCTCTTGTCCAAGGGCGATGTCCACGAACTTATGATTAATCACGGGGCGGTGCTTGGTTTTTCCTCAGCCGTTCAAGCCGCGCTTGATCTATCGGTCGTAAACCAAGCAGAACGACCGATGGATGATAACTTTCCTCCACTTCCCTCTGAATAACTAAAATCTTATGCCAGCAGAACTCGAAACATTACCCGATGTCGGTACCCCCGAAGCCGACGCACACAATGATAAAGTCAAGCGCACGGTCGCCGAGCAGGGCACACCTAAGCAGCCTGAGTTGCAGGAGGCTGCTCACGCGCTGGACGAAATTGCGCAGTCGCTGAGTAAAGAGAAGGAAGAGGCTGCCGCCGCGGAGCCCGTCGTTGTAGAAAAGACCGAAAAGGAGGAATCTGTCCTTCCTAAAGAGCCCGATGCCGCCGCCGATGCCGCCGTCAAGGCAGAACAGGAGCGTGCGGAAGCACTAAAAAAGTCCGAGGACCTTTTCAAGGGATCGCCGGGCTTACCGCCTGGCGCTTCGCCGAAGTCATCGGAAGCGTTTGCGGCGGTGAAAATCAAGGCAGCCCAAGAAATCGCCGCGAGGGATAAGGAACTGGAAGAGACCCGCGCTAAGCTGGCGGAAGCCGAAGCGAAAGCGAATCAGGGTCCGGACCCCGAACTGCAGCGCGAGCTGGAAGATCACCGAACTTGGCGCGCGCGTCTCGACGTGGAAGCCGACCCGAAATTCAAGGAATTCGACAAGCAAGTCGTCACAAGTCAAGAATTCATCTACTCACAGCTACGTAAGTCGCCTAATCTGCCGACTGGCACCATTGAGAAAATCAAGGAATACGGCGGCCCAGAGAACGTGAATCTGGAAAAGATTTTCGCGGCGCTCAGGGACCCGACGACCCAGCGCATCATCGAATCGAAGGTCGCTGACATCGAGGTGGCGAAGTTTTCGAAAGAGGAGGCCATCAAGTCCGCGAAGGCCAACATCGGCCAATATGTGGAGGAGCAGCGTAAGGCTTTCGCGGGAAATGCGACGGCGCACAACTCGGCCACGGAAAAGGAGTTTTCTGAGTTGTCTACTCGGCTGACCTGGCTCGCGCCGCGCGCGGTAGATCCCAAGGCGGAAGAAGCGACCCGCAAGGGTGCCGAAGAGCACAACAAGTTTATCGTCGATACAAAGGCGCAGCTCGCTGAGGCGTTGAGGGATGACAGTCCAAAGATGCGCGCGATCATGCTCGCGGGCATGGCGCAGTTGCTGCATCTGCAGCACGTCCG